GTAGATCACGCCTCCTGTGCGGTGGGGACCAAGATCGTTCCCCGCAGCTCCACTTCCACCTGGATCTTCCAGGTTTTGAGATAGATAGGGACAGCTCGATGGATTTTACCACCGAAGGTTCATTTGCGCTTCTCCCACCAAGGGAGCAACACAGTGCCATTACCACCGATTATGCTGAATCCGGCATCATCTACAAAGATGGTAGCGTAGGACTAGGCTTCGGTTGGGGTGGTGGACCCTTCTCAATTGAGAGGTCCCAAAGGATGGAACAAAGGAAGGCCGTCGTTGCAAAACGTACCGATCTCCCTAGTCATCCCTGGCTTTATGTTGACAACTATGTGAACCACTGGAAGTTCCATGTTAAGGATGGGTTCGTCTGGTCTCCGTCACCGGTCACCTACCGGTATCTTAACGGCGATTATAAGACGATCTACCCTGCTGAGGGGCACAAGTTGTACCTCTACAGTTTCATCCCTAGCACATCGGATCCTACAGCTGTGCTGTTCCCTGCTCCGCCCGAAGCTCTGCTTCTGGAGCTGTATGAGAAGGCCTTGAAAACCTTCACTACACAGATGCCAGAGGCAGTCGAGGGGTTTAACTTCCTCGCAGAGCTATCGCGCCTACACGAATTGATCCCTCGTGCGGCCGCGAGCATCACCGCAACGGTAGCCTCCGGATTCCTTAATTGGAACTTCGGGTGGGCACCATTTCTCAGTGACCTTCGCTCCATCGCAAACATACTGGGTACCGTCCAAAAACGGCTCCAGCATCTCCGCGACACATGGGGCAAGAAGCACCGTCTCTCATTCGTTCGCAAGAACTTTTGGGGGCCGCCTACAATCCCATACCTATGGGATATAGATCCTGAGCCGTACCACGTGGTGGTTGAGAGAACAGGTTACCAGTATGACTTCCGAGCACAGGCTTGGTTGACCCATCACTTGGAAGACCTCGACTCTGCTTTGACGGTATTTCGGGCGTTGGCAGTTAGCCTCGGCTTCGGAAATCCGCTGGGTGCAGTTTGGGAGGCTCTGCCTTTCAGCTTCATCCTGGATTGGCTGTTCGGGGTTGACTCTGTGTTATCTGGACTTTCCATCACCGACATTGCTGAAGGTGATTTCTGGGTCCGGAGGCCTACGTCGAGTGTCAAAATGGTTGGACACTTAGACATAGCACAGTACACGGTACGCTGGCCACAGCTGGCTCCTCCTCTGTTCGACTGGGTTTCCCCAGAGTTCAAGGGAAAAGCAACCGTAAGCCGATACACTCGTTGGAGTGGTCCTCCTGGAACTCGCGATTGGAGTGATCTGATCGACGGTTTCAGCGGCAAAGAGGCTAGCCTTTTGCTAGCCATTCTCGCTGGTACCTCTTACTAAGGGTACCTACCAGCTTTACTATAGATAGGAAGTGGACTTTATGCTAGCTAACACCATCGCGCTGACCCATCCAGGGTCGCCTGCTTCTACCGACTACGCTCTACTGACCCTCACCGGCGCGGAATCTGTTCGCGTCGCTGTGGGGACGTTCGATGCCGAGGAAGAGAAGCTCCGTATTCGGTCCAGCGAAGCTGGCAAGGCCGGTGCGGTCGTCTTTCGCCGAAATTTGGTCTTCAATCACATCTGGACTTTGGACGATGGTCAAGAGCGTTTCTGCTCCACCTCGTACACGATCTCGATGTCGAAGGCCCTCGGTACAGACGGCAACACCGTGGCTCACCGCCAGCTCGCTAGGCTGATCAGCCTGCTCCAGCCCAGTATTCTGGACTTGGACGATCTGACTCCTTCGACCAACTTCGCCGCGATTCTTCGCGGCGAGATCTAAGGTCTTGGGGGCTACGGGTTAGGTTACTTGCGATGATGCTCTGAGGAGTATTGACTAAGTGGCCAACACTGAAAAGCCTCAGCCTACTTTTTACGTAGGGGTTGCTTGTAGCATCCTGCGGGACGATCCCCTGTCTCTCACCACACCAAAGAACCTCGCTAAGGACTGCGCTGTGTTAAAGCAGCGTACCCGTTGCGAGGGCCTCTCCTTCCTGACGAAAACCCTTCCGCAGTTTGCGAAGGATGTACTTCAGGCTCTGGAAAGTGGCACCTCTCTACCGCGCACCAGCTTTAAGCTGGATGACGGCGGCCTGCCCCTGTTTATGGGGCAGTACCTAAAGGTGATCTT